GTCCATGCGAAGGTTCTGCAGGTCACGCAGCATACCGTCGTTGTAGGCCTGACTCTCCTTGAAGGTGTTGTACCGCACCTGCTCGTACCTAGGCGCGTAGAAGGAGTAGGCCAAGTAAGAGAGGTAGCCTAGTCCCAAGAACAGCGGTACGACGAGTAACGTGAACACCCAGACGCCGAAGCCAAAGACGGTGGTTACGTGGGCGGTGTCCTTGATGTCTTCCTTGTAACTCACTTGCGTGCCTCCTTAGGAAACGAGAGAACGATGACGCGAGGCTCGATGTACTGCGGCATAACCTTGTCCTGGCCTGGAACCTTACACATCACCCAGGTGCCTTCCATGGTTGCTGGGGAGAACAAGCCGTTAGGGTCAGCCTGAGGGAGAGCTAGGACGCCGTAGTGTCCGCCCCCGTCGCTGTAGTTGCCTGCTCGCTGAGGGTTAGTGTACTGTGTGGCTCCGCTAAGGCCGTACCCTAGGCTGTCGCAGACCTTCTCACCGATCTTTCCGTTCATGTCGTAGAGGTATGTGTAGGTTGGGTGCATCTGGTCACGCAGCTCCAGGATGTCCTTCATCATCCGCTTCTCGGCGAAGTTGGTGATGGCCGGCATGCCTACTGTCATGACGCTCTGCATGGAGAGCTGTTCCTGCTGCTTCCTTTGGACTTGATCCGAGTTGGGCTTCGTCTCTTGACAACCAGCCAAGAGTACGGCCGAACCTACGGCCGCTAGCGCGAGTACCTTCATGATGTAACCTTTCTTAAACGGCTGTGTGAAACTTGTCCCACTGGCTTCCAGAGACGCGAAGTCCCTCAGAGGCTAGATGGGTATACCACATGATGCGCTGCACCTCACGAGCGGACTTAGCCCGCTGGATGTCGCGTACCAGGTTGTTTAGCTTGGAGGCTTTGACCTTCTTGATGGTCTTCAGCATGCCCTCGGCCTTAGCCTGAGCGTCCGCCAGGGACATGCCCTCGAAGTTGAGCTCATCGACATTCATGGTAGTGCTCCCCAAAGAGTTCGCGAAGGACGGCCGAGTCGCCGAAGGTGGAGAAGCAGCCAAGGAGATGGCTGCCCTTGTAGTCCCACACACCGAAGTACTCGTCACCGATCGTGAAGCCCCATGAGTTGACCACCTTGTCGGGATCGTCGATGCAGTTAGCCTTGAAGCCAAGAGCCTCGACGATCTCATCTACAGTGATGTCGATCAAAACGCCTGTACGGTACGAGCCGCACTTGTTGTCAGGGACGATCTTCATGGGATCAGCCCTCCAAGTCGGCGTAACGAGGAACGTTGCCGATCAGCTTCTCCTCACGAAGGACGTAGTCGACGTCCTCGCGGGTCAGATGGGGGTCCAAGTCGGTAGCACCGTCGTCCTGTTCGTTAACCACAGAGTGGTCGCGGACCTTACCGAGCTTTGCGGAGACGGCACGCATCGTCTCAAGGTTCTTAGCCTTGACCGCAGCGACCTCCTCAGCCGACTTCTCCTGCGCCTTAGCGACAGCCTTGAGCACCTTGTCCGCCTGACGACGAGCCTTGGTGACCTTGGTGCCGGTAGAGCGCTTACCCATCTTCCAAGTCTTCTCGATACCCTCGACCTTACCGTGACGAACCATGTAGCGGTAGTAGGCACGAGCGTCGAACTCAGTCGTATCGAGGACCTTCACGAGGATACCAACAACCTCGTCGTAGGACTTCCCACGGTTAGCTTCCATGGTCGAGATGACCGTCTGAGCCTTTTCACCACGCTTCCAAACCTTAGCCATTTGTGTCTCCTGTGACGTAACCAATTTACTAGGTGATTATACCCCGGATCTATGGATATGTACATCACAAAATGCGGTCCGGGGCTCTATACCTTAGCACTGTGACGTAAATGTCACACTATCTCCTTCAGGTGGGTATCCAGGACTCGGTTCAACCAGTTCAGCTCCTCACGGACCGCCTGATCGTAGCCTGCCTCATAGGTACGGTGCTCCCGGGAAGCGTAACCCTCCAGGAAATATCCGTCTCGCTCAGCGCGCTCCACCAGGGACTCGAGCAAGCCGCGGTACAGCTCGCGATAGTTGACTTCTGGGCCGGTGTGCACGTAACGAGTGACAGGTCCAGTCAGTACGTCCTTACCGTATCGTGCCATTCAAGCCTCCTTCGTCTGTCTGATAAAAGCGTCGTGTAGCGGGTGCTTCTCTTCGTTCTTGGTGATCAGCTTTGAGACCGTGTTCAGCATGACCATCATAGCGGTGAGGGCCGCTACGCGATCCCGCTCACCGATACCCATCATCAGGTCGGTCGCGTATTCCCATGCTTCGTCGAGAGTTTCGCGGTCGGCAAACACCGGAAGTCGAATAGCGTTAGCGATCTCTTGGTTCGTCATTGTCCGTGCTCCTGTGCCATCTTCTCCAGCATCTCGTCAGCCTGCTCCTTGAGGCGGTTGGCGAAGTCCTCCAACTCGACCAAGATCTCAGAGGCGTCCCAGCGGAAGCCTTCCGCCACAGAGATGAACTGGTTGAGTTCGTCCACGATATCATAGAGGCTATGCATGATGATCCCCTTAAATTTGTTGGATGAGTGAGTTGATGAATTGTTGATCGTCCGAAGATTCTGGGTAAAAATCTTCCAAAAAATTAGTGGTTTGTTGTAGTGATTGGAATTGAAGGGTGAAGTTTGGATTTCCCCCAGCCGGACCGATGTTTCGGTATGAGAGAATGGTGGGTGATCCATAGGATTCGAGTAAGGATAGGAATTCATCGATTGGTGAGATATATGGGAAGTCGACGTTGGTGATGTATGACATGTGTAATCTCCATTTGATGGGACGATTATACAGTGATCCGTCTTAGTTGTACATCAAAAAGTGCGGACCGGACTCTATACCTTAGCACTGAGTGCCGATCGATCCAAGTTTTCGGCTGCCGTTACGATCCGCTTCCTGAGGGACTCGTCCGTCAGAGCCATCCCAGCGATCTGCTCGACCGATCCCAGCCGTTCCCAGCGGGACAGGCACTCCATGACGCAGATGAGCGTGTATCCCCTGGGGTAGTCGGTGAGGGTGATGAGCTTGCTGACGTTGGTTTGGAATGCCATGGTGTATCTCCATCTGATAGGACCATTATACAGCCATCATCCTACCATGTACATCATAAAATGCGGTTCCGGCTCTATACTTTAGCACAGAGCAAATGGTTACCGATGGGTCACCACGACCCGACCTGCTGCTCGGTAGGCAGCGCCCCTCGCGTTCATAGAGGGCGGTGATGGTGAGTCACCGGCACGATTCATTTGTCAAGCTTGTGAAAGAACACAAGGCAGGCGACACCGCAACCGACCTCCCATGACTGGTAGGCCATGGAGATGAGGACCGCGCCGGCGATCAGGCTAACCGAGTTCAGGGCAGCCTTGATGAGGGCAGCCGCAAACGACGCGCGCTCAAAGGCTTCAAGCTGTTCAAGACGTGTGGGACCAAACTTCGACATGTTAACTCCTAGCAGTTGTTGAGGATCTCAGAGGCGAGCTCAGAGTCACCGACCAAGTCGGTCAGATCGTCCAGCATCCCGTCCCATGAGTAGTAACCGTTACCACAGTGACGATCGTGAGCTATCGACTCGAGCTTATCCAACACGTCAGCGCTCACGCCGTCCATATTACCTAAGCAGGCGTTGTAGAGGCGATAGGCCATGTCGGCCTCGATAGCCATATCAGACGAAGTCATATGCGTACTCCCCATGAGTGACCTTGGTAAGGATGATGTGGCCCAGACCGGCGTCGTAAGTGAGTTTATGAAAAACCGCTCTGGCACCGTCCTCGTCCACGTTGACGAACAGGGTACCATGGAACCACTCAGCGGAGAACGGCTTGTCCCCCAGGGTATCACGTACCGCGCTAAACACCATATTCTCGAACGCAC